CACAGCTCGTTTTGCTGGATCATCCGGACAGCATCGCGTACACCCTTGTTGTATCCACCATTGAACTCGTCGTCACCCTCAACGATAAGGGTGATGGCATCGCGCACTAATGCTGACGCCTTGCGGTGACCGGCGGCTTCCTTAAGTTTCTTGTGAACCTCTTCCGGCAAGTGAACGGAATAGGGGATCATGCGGGCTTGCTCCATTGCTGGTACTCCTCGTAAATCGACCAAAATTTCTTGGCCTTTTGTTGATTTTCTTTTAGCTCAGTGCGCGACTGAACGTCAAGCGCATCTTTGAGCCACTCAGTTGCGTCAGCCTCATTGGCCTCGAAAATAAGGCCTCCAGAAAGAAGGTAATACGCAAACTTCTTGTCTCGGCAAAGAATGCCGGCGGTGCGAACAGGATCACGGCTGTATTCCGCATCCCTGCTCATTGGTCTATCTGCGTCGTTTAATCTCACCATGACCACCTGATACCTTGCCCCGACGAAATCGCGCATCAGATCGGTGGGCAAATCGTCGGGGTGAATGTTCAGGGTCAAAATGATGCCGGTTTTATCCTGCTTCATGGCTATTTTGACGGCCTCAAACTGGAGCGTATTTATGTTCGGCATGGTCAGAATGGCAAGTCTTCGTCGTCAATATCAATTGCCGCTGGCTTTTGTTCCTGTCGGCTCTCTTCCTGACGCTCTGCTGAGTCTTTGCGCCCACCTTGCAGCGTAATGTCATTTACACGCACATCCATGGACTTGCGCTTGTTGCCATCCTTGTCAGTCCACTCGCGCTCAGCCACGGAGCCGGTCACCGTGACGGCTTGACCCTTGTTGAGGTATTGAGATAAAGACAGTGCGCGTTTTCCGTAAAGACCGCAGTTCCACCAAATGGTTGGTTTATCACGCCCTTGGGAGTCGGCAATAGAGAAGTTGCAGACCGCATCTCCGCTGGCTAAATATTTGACTTCTGCGGCTCTGCCGAGGGTGCCTGCTACTGTGATTACGTTCATTATGCTTCCTTGTGTTTGGCTCGCGCCTGTTTAAATTCGCCCATAAGCAAGTCGTATGCGTTGGGAGAACCATTTTTTACTTCGTCGTAAATATTGCGGTTTGTTTTAAAAATTCCCATCACGTCAGCCTCTGATTGTGCGTTCTCAATCTGAATCATGGTTGCATCAATAACAAGCTGAGACCATTCGCCGTGATCGCCATCTGGTTTGGCCGAGATCTTTAGTTGCCAATCCCCCTCTTTTCCTTCCATTTTTACGGGTGGTTTGACTGGTGCATTTGGTTTTGGTTCTGCGTATTTTTTAATATTACCCTCTTCGTCAAACGGCAAATCCTCTCCAGCATAAATAAACAGCCCGAGTCCGTGGCAGGCGATTGCTTTGACCAAGCAGCGCATCATGTTCTTGTTGACCTCAGTCGCGCTAGGGTTTTTGATGGCTTGGTTCCGGTTGTCCATGACTGGCAGGTGCATCTTGATCGGCTTTCCAAATGCCGTTACCGTGCAGGAGATCATCATGGTTTCGCCGTACATCTCTGGAGTATGAAATTCCCAATTGGCTGATGGGTCGATGCGCATTAGCTGGTCAATGGCGAAAGGCCAAGACAAGTAGCTTAGGTTATTTTTTTTCTCAACGTGTTTGCTGACATCTACTGATGCCATCTTTACAAAATGGTTTTCGCTCATTGGGCATCCTTGTGTTTTGCTCTGTTGTCTGGGTGAAGTAGCCACTTGTTACCAAGTAGATTGATGGACTCTTCACGCTTCTTGTCGTTTGTCTTTTGAATGAACTCAAGTAACTCTGGCGTTACTGGACCGTGCGTTGGACTGGTGCTGATTGGCATAATTTCAAAGTCACAAAAAAATTCTTTAACTCTCATAATGAAATCCTTGTAAGCTGTGGCTTTCGGCCGGGACGATTTCTCGGGCTGCCGTCTTTCTTCAAGCCCCATGGCGCCTCTTTCGTCTTTGTCAACTGATTGCGCAACTTCCCAGAGCCGCGTGTTTTCTTTGTGTTTCTGGTTTTGCTTTTTATCCATACCGCCTCTAACTCCAATTCTTTAACTTTATTTGTCAGCGTTTTGATTGCCTGCCACAGGTTGTTTTTTTCTTCGCTTGAGATGAACATAACTAGGTTTCTCCTTGAGTTGGTTTGTTTACAAGATACTTTTTATATTGGCTGCACATGCCAGCCACTTGGCAAAAGCTAGAACAGCGAGTCCGATCACCCTCTCGAATTTCGATTAGGAACTTCTCGCCCTTCTTGGCTTTTTCTGTCGCGTCAGCCAGAGCACTCTCTGCTGTTTCGCTTGTTTCGTGAACACTCTTTGCTCGAACGTTTCCTTCTTTTTTGAGTGCGTATGTTGTTGGCTTCTCCCACATTTCGTCTGGTGTGCAGTCAGGCATTTCGCCGTCTGTCTCCATTTCAAAGAGCGCATCGCCGTGCAAAGATACGCGACTGCGCACGTATGCTTCGCGCTCTTCAAACGACCACAGCGGGATGTCGATCACCACAATGGGAGCCTTGGGGTATCCATCGCGTGTTGCCGCGTCACGTCGGCTCCAATCACGAACAATAGCCACAATTTGAAGTTTGCAAACTGGTAATTTCTTTGCCGCCTCGACAAGGTATGCGTAGCTGTTGAGTTGGTTGTGCCAGTCCTGCTTCTCGTTCATTACCGCCCAGGCGCTGGTTGTCTTGTAGTCCGACACAATGACGCCATCAGAAGTCATCTCTTGCAGATCAATCGCGCCACTGATGCGCATTCCGTTAAGCTCTACGTGGATGCGCTCCTCAACAACGTGGTTGTCTCCCTTGCCGTGCTCAAGAACGTTGTGAATAGCCGTCCCAAATATTGACCACACCATATCCGACGCGTCTTCAGTTAAATCGTCCCAATGCTTTCTCTTGAGTTGTACAATTCGTGGGCTGTTGAGCAGTTCGGTCACGGACATATTTGCTTTGCCCTTGCTGTACTGTGGTCGTGCGATCACGTTAAGGATCGTCTCTGGCATGCCGAAGTTGTTTGTTAGCTTCATTTTTAGTCCTCAGAGAAGGATTCTGTCTGTTTGTGAACAGACATAAACAGGCTCATTGCATCGTGCATTGACATGTCTGCTGCGGCGCAGATGGTTGAAAATATAATTGCCGCTGATGTTGCTCCTACTGCGCTGTCGTGCGCGCAATCATTCATAAGTGCATGCCCATATCTTTTGGCCATCAACGATGCCTTCCTAAGCACCTCAATGCTTTTTCTCTCATCTTCTGAATTCATCTTATTCTCCTGTGTGGTAGGTGAGATGCTAATGTAACACATGATAACGTGCAACACAACATCTGATACGATAAATGCAATATATTTTTATAGGTGTTTTCCATGAGAAGAGCAGCCAGACGAGATGACAACGAGCAGGCCATCATCAAGGCTATGCGTGCCGAGGGCGCCTACGTCAAAGCGATCAATGACGAAGGGACTTTTGATCTCCTTGTTGGCTACATGGGTACTTCAGATCGGTTTTACACCCTGCTAATTGAGGTAAAGGACGGCGCGAAACCGCCATCTACTAGGCGGCTCACGGACGCAGAGGCCAAGTTCCACAACGAGTGGCCTGGGGAAAATCTGCATATCGTCAACAGCGTAGAGGAAGCCCTTGCCCTGCTGCGCACCTGCGGTTAAACTCTGCCCTGAGCATTCATGATGTTCTCCTGTTGGTGATTCCCCCACCTTAGACGTGGGGTTTTTTTTGCCTGCTCACCAACTGTAGTACCCATTTTGATGGAGTGGGTACTTTAGATCGGCACCCGCCGAGACGTACCTTAATGGATTTCCGTGGACAAAGTGCTTGCACAGTATTCCGATTTGTTGGTATACTGGATTCGTTGTCGTGACAGTCAACAAATTGAAGACCGCTTACTCATGCCCCGTCCCATTTAGTTGGGAGCTGTCACCGGGGCAGTAGTAAGCGGTTTTTTGTTTCTGTCACACATCCGTCAGGGCGCGTTAGCTTATGCGGCAGAAATCTCCGGCACCCAGTAATGACTATCGTTCCCGCAAGACCAACGGGAGCGTGCCAGACTAACTGTGGTACTGGCGCAGGCAGGAGTGATAACGGTGACGGCTACAGCACTCTTCCCGATGAAACAGTCGTTTACGACGGGCTACTCAGCGATGAGAGTCAGCTAGCCACAATGCCGATAGATGAGCGGGTGTGGTGGGTACGGTGACCAGATACCCTGAATACAGGAGCCCGGTCACCCGGCGTAGCTATGTCGTAAATTTTTTGATTTAACAAAAAAGCTTCCTCCTCATCAGTCATATCAACGCTCCATATAAATACCCCGCCACCAAACAAAGAAACACAACTACGGCGAGTAGCCAATAAAGTTTAACGAACCACTCGGCCCAAGGCCAGTCGTAGCC